GTAAGGTTTTAGTATCGTACCCACCTTTTATACCACCAGCATCCGGAACAAACAACTGACCGTTAAGCATCTTTACCACAGCGTACCCTGTTTCATCCTTACCGCGACCAGATGGGTCAATAGATAGGACAGAGCCTGTGTACGGTATCATATCTCCAACCGTGTTAGCAGGTCTTCTGTACCGATCTCCAGCCAGTCCTACATTAGGTAACTCTCTATCACAGTTATCAGGGTCACTAGACCACACGATTTTCTCCGGAGCTACATCAACATCAACATCCATCACCACTAGATCGTTAATCTTTAGTGGGTATCTATCAGCGTCCGATAGCTTCGGATTGAGCATGAACTGTAGAGCGTACCCGGTACGACCGTAAGACATCTTTCTTTCTTCTAGGTCGAGATCAGTGAACCGTAAGGGTTCTGTAGAGGTACCTACTGTCTCAGGAGTTATGTTATCCGCTATAAGAGGTGCTAGATCGCCTCCGTAGTTGTTAGTGGCTTCCGACTCGTCTGGATACTCGGAAGACCATATACGGCTCTTGTAGCCCCTCTCTCGCAGTTTGTTGTATATACTGTCCTCACACTGAGGAGTACCAAGAAAGATGATACGGGATGTGTCTAATGGTTTGATGATAGCGTCGAACTCTTTTACTTGTTCATCCAGCTTATCTCTCATTCCTTGAGTAGCGGAGTTATTAGCTACCTCTACGTCGTCAGCTACAATTATATCAGCACGGGAACCTGTTAGCTGTGACGATATACCAAGGGACTTAACAGAGGGAGCGTGAGAGGCTGGAGCAGGTCCTACATCAAAAGCTATCTTACTGAATCGTTGGTTCTCTGATGGCTTTAATCCTTGTAAAATGGGAATCTCTTGAATGATTCGCAAGGTAAATGTAGAGAAGTCATCTGATCGATTCTTAGATGCTGATACAACAAGTATGTTCTTAGATGGGTCCAGCAGCAACTGATGTACTACAAAGGCACTTGTTATCCAACTTTTTCCAACACCACGGAACGCCATGATAACAGACCGCTTCGGACCGTTTTGCAGGTACTCAGCGATGTCGTATTGGAGTTCTGTAGGATCAGGAAGGTTTAAATGTTTCCAAACCAGGAATAGAAAGTTTCTAAAGTCCCGTAGCTTGGGCGGTATCTCGATGTTCTTCTTCTTCAAATGGTAACGCTTTTAATTGATGATCTAATGCTTCCAAAGGCGTACCTACACCGCTGTCCATCAATACGTTGTTATCTTTTAGGAACTGTCTAGCTCCATTGAGTAGAGCAGCGTTATACTCCCCCATATCCTCCATCATATCTATGCTGTGACTGTACGCACCTGCTATCTTATCGTGCAGTTTACTTCCCTCTTTATGACTTAGCATGATGTTATCTTACTATCTGTTGTTATCTTTGTAAACAAAAAGAGCCGCCCCCGCTACGCAGAGGCGACCCTTAATGATGGATGAGCTAAATCTTAGGTTAAAGCAGCTTCAAACTCAGCAACGGTTCCTAATTCAGTTCCGTTGTGGTAGAGGTTAGCGTCTAAGTCAGCAAGAGAAGCACTACCGTCAGTCGAAGAGATGTCAGTAGCAGCAGCTGTTGCGGAAGTAGAGAGAACCTTGAATTTGTCGTCTCCTTCGTCCCAGATGAATGCAACATTGCTTTCGGAAGAACCACGCTCAACAACAAAACCCCCGTCATTGGAAGCATTGGTTCCGGAACCTGCACCTTTAGAGAGGTTCATGATGCTGTCAGTTACATCGATGTTAGTGGTGTTTACGGAAGTCGTAGTACCATTAACAGTCAAGTTACCGCTGAATGTAGCGTTGGCAGCCGAGATGTTACCGCTGAACGAAGCAGAGTTACCGTCGGAAGCGAGGGAACCAGCTTGAGTTTGCAGAGCAGAGATGTCGCTGTCGTTGCTGCTGATAGCAGAAGTGTTAGCGGATACGTCGGACTGCAAGGAAGAGATGTCACTATCATTCGAAGAAACGTTCGATTGAAGAGTGGTGATGTCAGACTGAGCAGTTGAAACGTCAGATTGAAGGGAGCTGATGTCCGAGTCATTGCTGCTTACGTTAGATTGTAAGGTAGAAATGTCGGAGTCGTTAGAAGCAACAGCGTCAGCAACCGTTTTAAGTTGTGTATCAAGAGCTTCGTCAGCAGCTTTAAGACTTGCTACAGAACCAAGATAGTTGGTCGAACCGTTAGCGGTGTAAGAACCATCAGTACCAAGACCAGCACCTGATTGAGTATCATTAACTTCCGTTTGAAGGGAGCTGATGTTACTGGTGTTAGTCGAGATATTACTTGTGTTAGTGGAGATGTTGCTGGCGTTCGTGGAAACACTGGAGCTAACAGTTGAGATTTCTCCATCTACATAAGCCTTAGTGGCAGCGTGAAGATTAGCAGTAGGAGCACCTGAGAGCGTCAAATCTCCAGTCATTGTTCCTCCTGCGAGGGCAAGCTTCTTATCAAGCTCTACTTTTGTTTTTTGACCCAATTGGGTAAGCAAACTAGACATAATATATAATCCTTTGTTGTGGGTTGAGTTGTGTTAAAAAAGAGTATTACTAGAACTAATAAGTGTCAAGTGTCCGCAACGATAATGTCACCCGCTTCTGTAAGTAACGAATTACCAAGCTCATCGGTGATATGTATAGCTTGAGGTATGGCAGAACCAAAACTACTAATTAACCAATCAGTTCCGTTATCTATTGCTAGACAAGGGTTTCCGCCATCACCATCTGTAACATAAGCGATTCGTCCGGCTGTTCCGCTATTAGGTAAACTTGTTGATGTATACGATCCTAATTGTAATACCTGAGAAACCGTAAGATCACCACTGATAGTACCTCCGGATGTATTCAGCTTGTTATCAAGCTTGGCTTTTACTTTCTGACCTAACTGTGTAAGTAGACTGCTCATCCCTTGGTGTTATTAATAGTTAAGGAGTACCTGTCAAGGCATCAAGGAAGTCTTGGTAATCTCCTACCTCCTCTTCACGAGCGTCTAAGAAATACGGTAAAGAGTTCCAAGCGGTCGTTCCGTCTCCAATCTTAATTCTGTTGCGAGCAGAGTCTAATTCAATTCCCAGCTCTCCTTCAAGTAATACTGGGTTCTCTGTTGACCACTCGCTAGAAGTTCCTCTGCGTAATTGTATGCGTTTTGTAAAGCTAGGCATCAGGTGCTCCTCCGTCAAATATATCAGTATCTTCTAATACAGGTCCACCTCCGTCTAATGTAACAAAGAATGGATCGCTCTCTAAACTTTCCACTTGTTGCTCCAATGTTGTAGCTTTCTCTTCATTCTCTTTTGCTTTAGCAGCAGACGCAGCAGCAAGCGTTCGTTGTTGAAACGATAAAGGATTTGGACGAACTATAGGACGCAGAGGCATGTCAGCATTTCCATCTACGCAACGCCAAAGCTTTTCTTGTTGGTCTACCTTTACTGTCTTTCATTGGTCCTTTTACTCCAGACATCCTAGCACAGAAGGAACGCTTACGTGGACCACCACCAGGCTGAGGAGCTTTCAAGTTAGAACCAGTAGCTCTGTTGTACTTAGCTCTTCCTTTTGCAGTGAGTCCACCTTTACGGGACTTCTCACCTCTACCGAGGGATAACGATACAGACTTAGGCATTACTTCTTTTTCGGAAACCCACGCTTCATATTAGCGTAAGCCTTAGGCGTAATGGTAGACTTCTTCTTGCTCCGGCTAATGCCGAGTCTTTTCCTTTTGTTCATGTTGTAATATAATCCTTTTGGCATATCTATTTCCTCATTAATATTTCCATCATACGATCCAGCTTACCGTGCATTTCGTTGATAGCTTGTTCTACTTTACCGATCCTACTTTCAACAGCAGCATCTCTTTCCCTCTGAGCAGCTAACTCTACCTCTATCTTCGTAAGTCTTTTATCACCAATATCTAACCGTTCGATCATGCGTTTAATAATCCAACCAATAACTCCTAAGGCTACAGCTAAAGCGGTGTTAAGAAATCCGGATAAAGATTCAATCATCAGGTGTCTACTACTATTGTTTTAACAGTTCCGTCACTAAATATAACTTTTAAATCACCGTCGGCAGTATCAACATAAATCTGAGCTTTACCTGTCCTAGCGGATGGAGCGGTGATGCCGTCAACTATAGATAGTTCATTAAAGGATGCTGTATCAGCTGTAAGTTCTAAAGAAGCGTTCTTTACTTCCAACTCATCCATCGCATCGTTTTTAAATTGGATACCTCTGAACGATCCGTTATCTACCGTGTTAAAGATTCCATTATTAGTTGAGAACCCAGACACACCACCAACTCCGTCAGTGACATTACCAAGCGTATAACAACCAATTAAGGTGCTACCAGATGAAACAGCCTCCCAGTAGAAACCGTAACCTTGTCCACCCTTCTTACTTGTTGTTGTACCGTTAATAGAGTGACAAGAGGAGAACTGAACGGCACATCCTGATTGAATATTGAAACCGTTATAAGTTCCGTTTTGAGTCGATCCGTCTGCCCATGAGTTATCTACAGCATAACAACCTGACACTAACAACCGTGACACAGATGATTGAAAATCAAAACCATGTTTAGTGTTTCTGGATGATGAGTTACCTGTGACCGTACAACCTTGGATCGTATTAAAAGAAAACCCGTTAGCTGTACTCGATATACTACTATTACCTGTGATTGTTGTGTTTCTTACGGATATGATACTAAAACCATTATAACCTGGAGTTGCTGTTCCGTCGCCTGTTCCTGCTCCTGTAGCGGTAAATATAGTATTAATATTATTGTTAGCAGCTCCTATTAAAGTGAAGTCCGTAGTACCTACTGATTTAATCTGATACTCTACACCTATTGTGAAACTCCCAGCAGTGACAGTATTTGAACCATTCGACACAGCGATGTTGTTAGATATAACACTTTCTCGTGCTACATAATCTCCAGCACCATAAGTACCGTCAAATGTACCCTTTATCTCAAAACCTTGAAGTGCATTATCTTCTGCTAAGTTGCCATCTAAGATTGTATCAATAAATCCATCGTATACATCAAAACCATCTCTACCGTTAGCTCTAGCAGTATTGCCTAATATACGATTTCTTTGACTACCTTCTTTTACTTTGAATCCATCAGACCCACAATCTTCAGCGTTATTACCTTGGATTAAAGTATACTGTCCTCCTTGAATTATAACTCCTGTTGAGAACTGGTTTCTAAGAATACAACCTTCAACGATATTGTGGCTGTTGTTATCAGGGTTAGTTGTTGTGTTATCAAAACGGATACCGAAGTGTCCGCCTATCACCTGACAATTTCTAACAGAACACTCAGATACATCAATAAATTCTAAACCAATACAGTTAGGAGTAGGCTCTGTTGTTTTCGTAGCGTTAGCATTACCGTTAATCAGTAGTCCTTCTATATGTACATCGTCCGATGTAATCTTGATTGCTGGACTGTTACTAGTAGAAGATGTGTAAACAATATTAGCTAACTCTAAACCAGCTCCTTTAATGTGTTTATTTACAGCATTTATCAGCAACCCGTGACCTGTTGGTTTCGCAGTTCCTGTACCAGTACCTACTCCTGTGGCAGTGAATATAGTACCTACATTGTTGTTATCAGCACCGATCAAGGTAAAGTCTGTAGTGCCAACTGATACAATCATATACTCCACACTTACCGAGAAACCTCCAGCAATTACAGCGTTTGGATCGTATGTTACTTTGTAAGTACCTTCAGGAAAATAAATACTGTTCTCACTATTTAGAGCTGCTTGTATAGCGTCCGTATCGTCGGTAGTACCGTTACCTGTAGCTCCGTAGTCTTTAACACTAACCCTTTCCTCAAACCTATTGGCAAGACTCCTAGCTGCCGTTGTACCAAGTGCTGTAACATTATATCCACCAAGAGATACAATAGCAGGACTACCGCCAAGAGCGATTGAGTTGTCTATTGTTTGATCTACATACGCTTTATTAGCGGTATCAGTATTATCAGTTGGAGTGCCTAGGTTTATTATCTTGTTACCTTCAGCGTCGTAGTTTGTCAGTCCTTTCTTAGTAAGTTGTTCACCACCAGTACCTTCAGATGACTCTTGGGATACGAATAGGTTGTGTTTGTACGACTCATCAAGTTCACTTTCTGTCAGTACAGAACCATTAACAAAGTCTACAAGCGGGGAGAAATCACCACGACTATCACGATATATCTTAATGGCAGAACCTGCAACAGGAGCCGTATTAAAACGAATCTTAGTTGGAGTAGGTGATGTTACGATAGTGTAGTTAGTAACTAAAGTACCGTTTACCTTGACCTTGACATGATCGTCTCTGAGGTATTCAAAAGAAAAGTTGTAGTCAGTCTGAGAGGCGACCGCTGTGTAGTCTACATAGGTGTTTGCCATGATAATATATTATTAACTATTGAGTTAGGAGTTCAAGCACTTAAAAGCCCACCAGTTCAGTTAGAGGCTCTAATACTTTATTGCGTAAGCCTTCGTTTGTTATTTGATCAGTCCAAGAGTCTCCGTCTTTACTTAAGAAGTTTTCTCTAAATTTTGGATCGTTTTCTATTTCTGACCATACATCATTCCTGAACTTACTTACTTCATTTACTATAAGTTTTGATTTAGGTATATCTTCAGGATCAATTTGGATTTGAGGTGCTGTTAAATATTCTTGTGATTTTATAAGTAGGTTTAATCTGTTCCTTAAAGTAAGCCCGTCAAAGTCTCTAGCTTTCTCTAGCTTATCCATCCAAGCGTCATATAAAGATTGTCCGGTCTTCTTGTGGTAGAATTTTCTAGTATCAATACCCTTCTTCCTGTATACATGTGTTTGCCCAATCTTACCCCTCAACCCTGCAATCTCCTCCATCAACTTATCTTTAGGTTTGTCTGTCCATGTAACAGGGCTAATAATTCCCCAGAAACCTTCCATACCCCAGACTCGGTTAACCTTTTCGCCTAATAAATTCCTTCGATATTGTCCTGGGTGTAGACCCAATGTACGCTCTTTAGCTTGTGCTTGCCACTCAATAGCCTCCCTTTGAAACTGTTCATTCATTGTAGCTACATCTCTAACGATAGTCGGAGTCAATGAACCTAAGAAATTAACAGGCAGGTCCATAGCTTTCTTTTTAGGATTTAAAGCTAATTCTAATGTTTCGTAAAGACCTCTAATGAAAAACTTATTAGTCATGTTCTCTACAATCGATGACTGAAGGGCATTTATGTAGCTTTTATCTGTATCACTTAATTCATCGAAATGCTGACCAGTCATACCCATGTAATGAACAATATCAGCCATAGAAGACATGAAGGTAGACCAAGGTTCTAAGCGTCCGTAACTAACACGCTTATCTCCTATCATTATACTATTAGGTCTCCAACCAGAATCTATTAATCTTTGTTTTTGCTCTGGAGTTAAGTATGCTCCTGTTCCTGTAATAGCACCTGTGGTGGCAGCGAAAGCTAGGGAACTAGTTAAAGCTGTACCCATTATCATATTAGTCGTAGCTTCTGCTTCTTGCTCTTTTAATTTTAATGTTAACTCTTGCTGCTTTTCCAACAAGTCGTCTAATGATTCCTGTGCTTTTTTCTTTATATCCTCAGAAGCCTCTTTAGCTGTTAACGCTGCTGTGTTCTGTTCAATCTCTTTAGCTAACCCATCTAACTGTTGATGTAATGGTGATCTCTTTAGCACTGATTTCCACACATGTCCTATCAAAGCCGTAGGTGGGAAGTGATCTAATCCAAACTGTGCAATAGCTGTGGGTGTTTTAATAAACGGTACTTGTAATCTAAAAGCTATTTTAAGTGGATTGTAATGTGCATCTTCACCACCTCGACTCCAATTAGAGAAAGCACGAGCTGCTTGTGAAAAGTATTTATCAGCGTAATCAGCTTGATAAGTCATCGCTAAACCAAGCTGCTCAACTTCATCAAACTCCTCTTTACCTGCCCACTGAGGCAACCCGTCTTTCTCGACTAAGGCTTCCTTCATTCTTTTCTCTACATAAATATTTAATGCCTTCTCATCTAATCCTTTTGATATTCCTTCTCGTAAAGCTTGAGAACGCAAAGCTCTCATTAGACCCATAGCTTTAAAAGGCTCGTCTAATATACCCATAGCCCTAAAGCTAACCGAGAATACTGGATCAAGTATCCGACCCATCTGCGTAGTAGGTTCACCCTCTACCAGTTCTAACATGAACTTCCTGAAACCTTTTTCGTTAGCTTCGTTCTTAACACCGTACTTACGAATTAGTTCAGCTAGTTTCTTTTTATCTTTAAATGTGACCTTTAGTGGTTTTGATTCTACCGCACCTGTACCTGCCTCAATTAAATCTTCTTCATGTCTTCGGAATGATCTAGGTAGTATAGCTGACTGACCGTTGTTTCTGTATGTTTCTTTTATTAACTCCCAGAACATATTAAAGTTCGAGAAGTATTCACTCATTCCTTGTATCTCAGCTTGTGCTAATTTAAATGCTTTAGCTGTAGATATATCCTCAAAAGGATTAGTCTTAGCTTTAAGGAATGTCTTAACAGATTGTTGTACAGGTTGATAAGCAACATTAAAAGCAGCAGATGGTACACCAACTAACCAAGTTCTAGGACTAAATAACATCATGTTTAAGCGTAGTTTTTCAAACGCTCTCAACATCAGTTCAAAGTTGCCCATAGCACTAATATCAAACTCCTGCATACCGGATAACTCTTTGATGAATCTTTTAGTAAGTTCATTCTCAGCCTCTATATCCGCTTGCTTTACTTTATCTTTTAAAACTTTAAGTGCTTCACGGGCTTCCGTTTGTAGTGCTTTTATATCTGCTGGTGTTTGTTTCTCACCTACTTTCCTGGCTAGATACTCTCGTATTTCTTTGATGCTTTTATCGGACATCTCATCTAGCTCTCGTATATTTGATCTAAGATTAAACTTTTGAAATAATTCCTTAGAACGAAACTTACGGATTACTTGGTCACGCATCTCAGCTAAAGCATTACTTAAATCAGCTCTAACATGATCCAGTAGTACTTCTTTTTCTATTGGACCTAAATCTGTTTTATCAGCTATGCGTTTAACTACTTGATCCAATAGCTCCCGCTCAGTGCCTTCCTTAATTGATTTATTTAGTGATGTTCCTATTTCTTTTAACTCTTCGTTAATTATTTTAGAAACCAACTTCTCCCTATTAGGTAGTAAATCAAATAACCGTTTACCTTCTTTACCTTCAACTAAATCAGTTAGAGTATCAATAGCTTTAGATTTATCCGCAGCCTTTATATTCTTTGCTTCTGATATTTGTTTTATCGTTTTAGTTATAGACTCTCTATACTTCTCGGGATTAGCTAATATATCTTGTACATTGTCTAGTACTCCTGATACTTTCTTAGCTACCTTAGTGTCAGACTTAACAGCATCTGATAATGTTTTTGTTATTCTTGTAGAGAATATATCTAAAGTAGCTTTCTGTTGAGGTGATTTCTTTTTTAAAGTGTTAGCAACATTCTTAGCTATTCTGCTTTTATAATTACCCCAAATAGTAGTTACTGAGTCATCTACTGTTATACCAAAAGAATCACTCAAAGCATCTGCTAATGACTTACCTTTTATAACACTCTCAACATCAGCTATCTCTCTGTTTAATTCTTTAATTATAACTTCATCTTTTATCTTACCAGCCTTAACATCTCTAGTTAATTTTAGAAGACTATCTATCTGATTCATTCTTCTAATAACTTCAGGCTTGTACACCATAGACTTACTAAAGAAATCTAAAGGATCAGCAGCAAATGCACGGAGTGACTGTCCGGTTATCTTACCAGCCCTAGCTCTTATCTCCATCAGTTTTCTGTACCTTCTGATGTCAACTTCAAGGGTAGATACTAACTTCCTTACATTAGCTGTATCACCTTTGTTAAGCAGTTCGATTAAGTTATTTATCTTAGGGTTTAAGCGTGTAGCTACGCCGTGCTCTAAAGTCACCATCCTTCTTATTTGGTCTGGTAGACTGGTAGCTCTATCTATGTACTCTTCTATTTGAAGTTCGGGGTCTTTCTCTACCTTAGGTGGGGTCGGTTCGGCAGCTTTAGGAGCTTCTACTTCCGGTTTTACTGCACCTCTTACATCCAAAGTTTTTCCAAACTCCCCGCTAACTTTAGCAGTTCTACCTGCTACATCTTGGTCTTCGATAAGTTTTACAGCAGCTGGGTCAAACACCCCTAAATTTTTAATATCATTCTCTTTTACAAAAAAACCGTCGTAACCTTTTTCCTTTATCGTTGTTAAGAGGTTATTTTCTATAGTCAGCATATGCCCCCTACTAATTCCTCTTATCTGTGCGTCTGTTAAATTCTCACGACCTATAGCATCTATTACATCTTGGACATGCTCTGGGTTTTCAAAGTCCCAAGGTTTATTGATATTTACAGCAACTTTTAAAGGATGTGTATCTGTAGGATCAAACGCTTTAGCACCTGACTTCGAAGTAGAAACAAAGAAAGCATCTTCCTGTGCTCGCCTTGCTCCTTTCCTTAAATCTATTTCAAAAGTTTCACCCTTTTTACCTAAGCTACCTGCGTGAAAAAACTCTTGAGGTTCCCATATTCCCTGCTCGTTTCGAGAAGCTAAAGCTGGTTCTCCTTTAGATGTTAACCATTCCTGTGCTTTGGGCGAAGCCGTACCTAGTTCTTTAAATTGAGTCCTAGCTTCTGTAACAGGAACTTCAGGCTCCACTGTTGGTACTTCTGGTTCTTCTACTTTAGGTTCCGGCTCGTCAAAGATTTTATTTAACTCAGGATCAGCCTCATCCACCAAATCATCGCTTGGTTTTAATTCAGCAAGAACATCGTCCTTTATTTGGTTCTCGTCTTCGATTACTTTCTTTAATTCTTTTAACGCCCCCACCGGGTCTGCTTTACCTTCGGAAGCTTGTCTTACTCTTTTTAACGCCCTTAACTTACGCCACGCTAAACTAACATGTCTTCCTATTCCGAATGTAGTTAAGTTAACCCCAGCACCTAACAAACCACCCTCTATCGTAGCCTCGAATCTTCTCTGTATAGATAAGTTTTGCTCGTGGTCTTCTATATCTGTTGTTATGTAATCAGCTACAGCTCCCCTTAAAGCACCCTCAGCAGCTATTTGACCTACTCTTAATGCCTTCTTTCCTTTAGCTGTTGTAGATATTAGTCCTGAAAGTTTGGTGGCTTTTTTACTTATACCAGTAGCCTTACTTACTGAGGTAGCTACCTTCGCAACAGCTCCACCAGGAACCCAAAAAGTACCCAGCCAAGAACCTATTTCTGCTGTTATATCTTCTACTGCACTTTGTGGTTCGTCAAAGATTTCATCTTCCCAATTTGCTCTAGTGGAAAACTCGAAGTAGTCATTTAGAGCGTTGTATAAATCCTCACCTACTCTAACAGGTATACGACCTAAAGTTCTTGTTACTGGTCCCTGTCTTCTAGCCCACGATGTAAAACCGTTCCAGTAATCATCATCTTCTAGTTCTTCCGGTGTAGGGTCTAGCGATGCGTGACTTACTTGTGGCTTAGTACTCTCCCACCATTCATCATCAGCTTCTCCGTAGAATACATCACTAGGTATAGTTACTGGGGTAGGAGCAGTAGAAGCCCACCATTCATCGTCATCTGGATTAGCCATAGGAATTACTGCTTAAACAAGTTTCGTTGAGTTGCAATAAATAACTTCATGCTTTCCCTTGTTAATCTGCCTTTATCATCCCTAACAGGTGGATCGAATACGCCAAACTTATCACGCATTTTACGCAAAGTAGAAAACTTATCTTCCTCTAGGTTCTGTTCTTGTATTGGTAATTGGTAGTAAGCTTCTAATTCTGCGGTGTAAGCATTAAACACAGGTCTCAAGTCTTCCTCTTTACCAAACACAGGTGTAAGCCTCCAGTCCAAAGGATCAGTAGGGTCGTAATCAGGTACTTGATCTATCGATCTATAACCAAATCTTTTTCTTAATAATTTAACTGTATCTTTATAAGCTTGCGGAGCTTCCTTGTCGTCAAACTCTTCTATTAGTTTCCCTTCATCTCTTAAAGACATCTCAAACTTTTCAGCAGCTCGTAACGCTTTCTCTCTCATTGGGGACTGTGCTCCTGTTAACTGTCTAAACTCATAATCTCTACGAGCCAGTGTTTGAGGGTCAGCTCCTAAAAACCCAAACTCATAGGCATCATGTATAGTTTCACCAAGTACATTTGGACCTTTAAAGAATGAATCCCATACACCACGCAAGTCTTGGTAATCTTCTTCAGCTTCTTCTAATTTCTCATTAAAATCGTCAGCATCAAAAGCCACCTCTGCTTCTCGTCGTTTCCTTCCTGTCTCTACTATTTTTATAGTTTCTTGAAGCCTAGTGAATCTGCCTAACAACTGCTCGCTTATTTCTTTTTCTTTATCGATCATTAACTGCTCACGATCAGGATTATCTGGGTCTATAGCAGCAGCTGCATCTCTTGTTAGATTGTTATAAAGATTAATAAAAGTTGTTTCGTATGGTTCTATCAGCTGGTCTATTCTAGCTTTAATACCATCAGGTAATTTACCACGCTCCATATAAAGAGCTTCAGTGTTTGTTCTCAGGCGTTCTTTATATGAAGAAGACCCAACTCGTTTAGCCTCAGAGGCATTCCACCACTTCTTTTTCTGATACTCCAAATCAATACTACCTATAGTAGCACGAGCTTGCTTATCTGTTATAGGTCCTAGCTTAAGACCATCACCTCCTGTATTTAAAAACTCAGCAGGGCTTAAATCAGGATTGGTTTCTTTTAAAGTTCTGTACCTATCTTCTAACTGCTCCTGCTCTTTGTTTGTTAAATACATAGAACCAAGCTGTGCTGTCTCTAAACGCATACGGGAGAAAGACATAAACGCATCACCAAAGGCTGCTCTAGTGTCTTCACTATCTAGGAACTTACTTAAATATCTAGTGTAACCAGCTACATCACTATCGCTATATACTTGAGCAGCTATACTACCAGCTTCGTCTTCTGAATAACCAGCGTGTACTAACTGAGCTGTTATCTCTCTGATCGATCTTTCATCTATAGCAGCATCACCAGTAGGTCCACCCGCTATAGCCGGAGCATTGACACCGTATTCTCGTTTGATTCTGTCAGATATGTCAGGTGTATCATTTTCTATCTTCTCTCTAGCTTTTGCTATCTGATCTCTAAAAGAAGTAGCAGTAGATTTTATCGCAGCACCTTCTCTGTTTATATTACCTAACTTAGCACCCTTGACTGTTTCTATATCGGATACAGCGTTTAATAATTCTTCGGCTCTATCTGGTTGAGGCTTCGCTCCCGATAACAAACCTCTAATAGTAGGTGAGGCAAATGTATTCCAAACTAACTCAATGACTTCTGATTTAGGAATCTTGGAGACTGCGTGAATTTCATCCATCCTCTTTTTCAGATCAGCCTTAAAAGTATTTACGTCTTCCTCGGTTTCTAAAATACCTGCACGATCACTGAAGTCGTTATTAAGTTCAGCTGTGTGCATACTTTTGTTAAATTTATCTATAGCTTTATCTCTTAACTCTGTGGCTTGTAATTTAAACCTATCCTTTATTTCAGACGAGTACTCGGTAAACCCTTGTAACGCTAACTGAGCACCACCAGCTTGACGCAAACTCTCTAATGCTTTTGTTTCTTCTTCCTGAATGATTTGATCAATAACATCAAAGCTTGCATTCTCAGGATTGAGTTCTACTTCTTTTAACCGTGCTTGTAACCCTGAATTGAAATTAGATTTAGCTGCTCTTCTCCCTGTTTGTTTTCTAAAGCCTACTTGATAACCAGTTAACTGAGATCGAGGCATCAAGCCCTGCTCTACTAACTTCTCACCGGGAGCGTCAACAGCTGCTAATGCGTCATCTAAATCAGCTGCTGCTGCTGCCATCTCTCCTTCCTTAACTCCTTGCTTGTATTCAAAAGCTTGAAGTCCAGCTACTTGTTGTCCTACTTTACTAGCAACGCCTAACGACTGAGCTAAGTCAATCAATGGAGATGGAGCAGCTTGCTGTGTAAGTACTTTAGTGCTACGCCAACCGGATGGACTAACAGTAGCTTTGAGAGCAGGTTTTTTAAACTCAGTCATATTAAGTTTCGTAAGTTGCTCTTATTTGACGACCCCTAGTGTAAGCATCTAAACCACCGCTCAACGCCTGGAATCCAGAAAGTGCAAGACTAGGTCTTTGAATTGGTTTAGCTAATCCTATCTGTCTTTGAGTAGTTACAAATTGAGCTTGTTCGAAACCTAGAGTAGTAGCCGTTTCCTTCATCCCTATTTGTTGCGTTAATCTATTTTGGAGATTTCCTGAGCTAGTTAGCACATCATCTATTATAGCATCTACATTCAGACCTGCCATGCCTTGTGCTCTAGCTTTCATAGCAGCAGTATCTGTAGCTCTAACGGTATCTTTTGATATATCAAACATCTCTTCCCCGGTAGCTACCTGCTCTTGCAGCTGACGCATCCGTATAGCAGTCTGTTCCTGCATGAAACGCTGACGCTCTGCAGCTGCTGCTTGTGCTTGGTATCTTGCTTGTTGTCTAGCTTGCTGACGCTGCCCTGCATACGATACAAGAGGAGAAGCGATACCTGCTACCGTTGAAGCTCCTACCATACCTAACTGCAAAGCTGTCATACCAGCTGCTGCCTTGGCTCCGACTACTGCTGCACCTATTGCTGGAAAACACATAACAATTACTTCCTCTCTAATATAAATGACAGATAGTTCTCGTACTGACAATCGTTAAACTCAGCCCCTAACCACTCCAACCATCTAATGCTCAATGTGTTAGTACGCATAACAAAGTTAGTTAAGTAATCAAATCCATCTAGCAATCCCTGCATCCGCTCCTTAGAGTGTTGCAAGAAGAACTTCTTAATCTTTGGTAATCTTCTAGTACCTAATAACCAAGCACTTCCGATATTAGTACCTTTGATAGGACACACTCCAAATGAACAATACAGATAGTTGTTCT